CCTCGGGCGCGATGCAGAGGCGGGTGTGGCCGAGCAATGGATGCAGTTCGGTGGGCGCGGTTTCGACCTCGCCGCTTCGCTAGAGCAGTCCGCAGAATTCCAAGCCAGACTTCTCGCTGTCCAAGCAATGGCTACGCAAAACACCGATCAGTCCGAACAGATCGCCACTCTTGCCACAGCCATTCAGAACCTCACGGCGGTGTCGGCTCAAGGGTCCGTGGCAATCGTTGAGGCGGTGAACAGCCAAACCGAAGTAATTGAGGACACAAACACCACGCAGATGGCAGTTCCTGCTTAATCCGCGTTCACAATTGGTGTATAATAGGGTATGATATTAGTCGAATGGCAGGACGCGAACCAAAAAGAATACCGAGCTTCCACTGAAAGCTTCACCAGTTCGCCCTCATGCTCTATTGCACCGAATGTACATTACCCCGCTAGGATCACAAATCCTGGCGGGGTAGCCCGTTATATCTGGAAATCCGGACAAGCCCAGGGACTGACAACCGAAATCAGCTACGGCAACGTCGTTCTCGCGAATGCTGACGGAGGTCTTGATGCCCTTCTGAATCTGGATTTCGACGGCAGACCTCTTCGAATTCTTGAGGGGCCTGCGACGAATACCCGACGCGACCAGTTCACTACTCTGTTTGCCGGAACGCTACAAGGTGTCGTCGTGTCAGAAAATCAGGTGATTATTCGGGTTCGTGACAAGGCAGCCCAGGTAGCGGAGCAGATTGCGTATCCGATCCGCTATCTCGGGGACAACGTCCTCCCCGCAGGAGCGCAGGGAACCCCGAACGATTATAAGGGCAAACCAATGCCCTGGCTCTTGGGTGACTGTGAGAACATCTCTCCTCCCCAAGTCAACACATCTCGCTTCATCTATCAGATTAGCGCCCGTGCAATCGCCGAGTTGGTCAATGTTTGGATCAATGGCTCGCCTCTAACAGCAGGCACACTGCGAGCCAACCTCGCCGCGCTCCAGGCTTCCGCACCGGCTGGTGGCACATACGATTGGTGCCTCGGTAACGACGCGACTGGAGAGGGAGCATACTTCCGTCTTGGAAGTAGCGCAGCCAACGGTGTCGTCACATGCCACGCGAGAGAAGGCGCAAACGCTCCAGCCCGCACCGCAGGACAGATCGCACGTAGGCTTCTGCTTAGCGCTCCTGGCGTTGTGTCTTCCGACATTTCGGATGCCGCCATCTCCACAATCGACGCCGCTCAGGCCGACAGTGTCGGTTGGTGGTTTGCCCCTGAGGATGGTCAGCAACTAGGCACAGCCCTCGATGCCGTGCTTCTCAGCGCGGGCGCATCGTGGACACCAAGACGAGACGGCGTTTTCGCTCCGTATCGTATGGACGATCCTTCCGGGTACGAACCTGTCGCCAAGTTTACGGATGCGGACATTCTGAACTCACTCAGAGTCTACGCTGCGGGGCAAGGCGCGAATGGGCTTCCGAGCTACGAAGTGGCGCTGCAATGGGGCCGTAATTGGCGGGTCCAGTCTCCCACGGAGACGGCAGGACTACTTAACGATGCTCGCCGCACATTCCTTTCGCAAGAATACCGGACTGCCACGACATCGAACCCAACTGTCTGGTCGCCCACGACACAATCGGGGCGCAACCCTCTGTCTCAGCCGCTGCGAGCTACTACACAACTCCGCACGGAAACCGCAGCCCAGGCCGAGAGCGCCCGCCTTCTCAGACTATTTGGCGTCAAACGCCTCATGATCGACATGACAGTATCTCGATCAATTTTGTCAACTTCGGTTGACCTCGGTGCGGTGATCCTCGTGACCTACCCCCGCTTTGGCTTGTCCTCTGGTAAAAAATTCATTGTCACCGGAATGGATGAAGATTGGTCCGCAGGGACCGTTAGAATTGAAGGATGGGGCTAATCAATGCCGTCACTCGCTACACAATCAATCACTACAGCACTCACTAACAGTCAAGCCGGTTACGTTGATGGCCTAGGCCGTCTCGGTGGCGTGTCTCTTCTTGCAACGTTCACCTACACCTCGGGTGGGTCAACAGCCAAGGCTTACGTCCAAACTTCGGTCGATGGTGGAGTATCTTGGCAGGACATTGCCTGCTTCGCCTTTACTACGGCTGGCGCAGTTAAGCGCGGCCATATTTCCAGGCAGCAGGCTCTTACTATCTCGCCACCCACTACAGGCACACTAGCTGACGACACTCTCGTACAAGGTTATCTCGGCGACCGCCTGCGCGTTATGGTAACGACGACCGGAACCTACGGTGCTGGAACTTCACTCTCGGTAGCGTACCAAGCAGCTTAATTCGTGGCGAATTGCATTATTGCCCAACCTCTCTGGCTCACTCAAACCGATCCGCGCATCGCGACGGTTAGAGCTTGGGGTGGTTTTTGGGAACCCGACCTTTCAGTGCAAAACCTTCTGAGTGACGTTTCCGGCGCTGTCGCCCGCTCGCTCGACTGCGCGCTCACCAGTACGCAAGTCTGGTTCGATCTGGGCACAACTCGCGGCGTTCGCATTGCTGCAATTCCTAAAAGCAACACAACAACTTCCGCGAAAATCAGACTTCGTGGGTTCGGTGTAGCCGATACAACCGCACCCTCCGTTTGTGACACAGGTTGGGTAAACTACTTTACGGACACCTACCCGCTCGGATCGGTAGATTGGGGGCATCCCTCCATCTTCTCTACCACTATCGATACTGAAACGGCTCTTTTGTTTCCTCAGCCATGGGTTTATGTCTTTCCGTCCGAACAAAACGCTCGGTATTGGTTGCTTGAAATTGACGACACCAGTAATCCGGCTGGATACATCGAGCTATCGCGCTTCATTCTGGCACCCGGATATCAGCCTACTGAGAATTTCCAGTATCAGGCTTCGATTAAAATCGTAGACCCCTCGGAAGTTCAGCGTTCTTACGGAGGACGTGTATTCGGAGAGAAGCGGCAAAAATATCGCATCGCGATGTTCCGCCTAGAGAACGTCTCTACTTCGGAGGCTTTCGTAAATATTCACGACATGTCGGCGCGACAAGGTGTAACCGGCGAAGTTTTCTTCGTTTGGGACCCGCAAGACAATGCCAATATTAGTCGTTTCAGTTTCCTTGGCCGCTTGGCCGAACTTAATGCCCTTGAAGCCGCCTACAATGACGCTTGGGGCTGTAATTACCAGATTGAAGAAAGAGTAGGCTAATGGCCGCAGTTGAAACAGTACAGGGAGTTACGATTGATCCTGATACCCTGCTGGGAAAAAATTACCTCACACCAACCACAATGCTTGATGCGGTCACTCTTCCGTATTTCATGGCTGCTGTACGTGCCTATGAGCGAGCGTCTGCTGTAGCGAGAGACGCGGCTATTTCCGCGCGCGACTCTGCAATCGTCGCCGCCGGTAACACTATTGGTGGTGCAGCAACTCAAGCAACTTCTACCACATCTCTTACTGTAGGCGTCGGAACAAGAAGCTTGACAGTCCAAGCGGGGAAGAACTTCGTTCTTGGGATGCCCGTGCGTATCGCCAGTTCAGCTACTCCAACAACACGAATGGATGGAATTGTAACGGCATATAACACAGGCACGGGCGCGCTGGATGTGTCTGTAGCTGCCAGCAACGGCGCAGGGACACTCGCGTCGTGGAATGTGTTTCTAATTGGTTCTGCACCTCCAATTACTGTACCAATTAGCTCCCGTACTAGCAACTCAATCCTCACAGGTACTGACACTGCTACGTTTATTGATATTACTTCGGGCACGTTCACGCAGACTTTCACAGCAGCGGCAACGCTAGGATCGGGTTGGTACTGCCGTATCCGAAACTCAGGCACGGGGGATATCACGCTTGATCCAAACGGCTCGGAAACCATTGACGGCCTGACCAGCTTTGTGATGTATCCGGGCGAAACGCGCGATGTTTATTGCGACGGCTCGGCTTTCCGCTCGGTTGTTGTTACCTCTTTTAGCCGTACTTTCGCTGCCTCGGGCACTTTCGTCAGGCCTCCAGGCTATACATCATTTCTTGTTGAGCTTTGGAGCGGCGGAAGCTCCGGGGGCAAAGGTGTTAACACTTCAAGTGACGTACTCGGCGGCGGCGGTGGTGGTTACGGTGACTTTATGATTCCATCCTCTGCCATGTCAGCGACCGAGACGGTCACAATTGGAGCCGGTGGAGCAGCCCAAACTTCATCTGGTACTGGCGGCAACATTGGTGGTCAGTCCAGCTTCGGCTCTCTGGCGATTGTTTATCCTGGCGTCAACTGGGCTACGGGCGGCTCGATTCAAAACGGCCTCGTCGTAAGCTCGCGCCCTGTTGGGTATGAGGGGGCAAGCTCAAGCGCGTCGGACACAGCAACCGCTTCGACTATCAAAGGCGGCGCTGCTCCAGTCAACGGAGGCCTACTCGCTTCTGGTAATTCTGTTTATGGCGGCGCGGCGGGTGGCACTATGGGCAATGGCGCTGTCGTCCGCGCGCCGGGCACTAGCTTGCGTGGCGGCAACGGTGGTCCTGCATCTTCGGCAGGCAACGGCACGGCTGGCGTAGCTCCAGGCGGTGGGGGTGGAGCAACTCAAACAGGAACACAAAGCGGCGCGGGGGCTCGCGGAGAAGCTCGCGTGCAAGGCGTGATTTAACATGACACAGAATCAAGCAACTGAACCTAAAAACTACGCTATTCTAGATGAGGAAGGCGTAGTGACGAATATTGTTGTGGCGTTTCCTGATTGGGTTCCTCCCGAAGGACAAACGAAACTAGAAGCGACCTCTGGATGCATTATTGGGGCTAGTTGGGTGAATAACTCCTGGGTAGTCCCAGAACACACCACACCAGTCCCTCAATCAATCTCTCCTCTTCAAGCTCGACGCGCGCTGCGCGCCGCTGGACTACTTTCCACGGTGCAAGCGTTCATCGAAACACAGACTGAAGAAGTGCAAGAAGCTTGGGAGTACTGCGTCGAGGTTCGTCGAGACGACACGCTGATCACGAACGCACAGGCTGCGCTCGGGCTAACAAATGAACAGGTGGACGATCTGTTCCGCCTGGGAGCTTCGCTGGCATAATGGCAACCCCAGGAAACGCGAAGCTCGCGCTTTGGGCTGGAAATGATTTCGATCTTCGTCTTCGCCTTGAAGACGATGGGGCGGGAATCGATCTGACAGGAACCGTCATTGTGATGACAATGACGTGGCCCGGTGGCAGCCTGACGCTTCGTAGCGACGGGACTTCGCCTTCAATTACTTTATCAGACCAGACCGTAGCGAACACACGCGGCTGGTTCAACATTCATATGTCTCCCGAAACCACGCGGCTTTTTCCCACAAACACGCCCGTCTCATATGAGATTGAGCATCGTAGTGGCGGCAAAGAGCGTACGTGGTTGGCGGGTGATATCACTGTAAGCACTCGAAATAACATAGATGGTTGAAGTAGTTCGGGTCGAAGACGGCTCTAGCACCACAGTTCTTGTCGAAAATGACGGTACAATTCGTGTCATTGATTCTGGTGACGCTTCTGTAGCGGCTGCGGCGGAAGCTGCACGGGCCGCTGCCGCAACTAGCGCAACGAACGCGGCGGCGTCCGCAGTTGCCGCCGCCGCGAGCGCGGCGGAAGCAGATGCAGCAATTGCAGCCCTCGCGCCAGTCGCGACCAGCGGTGACTACGATGACCTCACAGGTAAGCCGAATCTTTCGGTCTATGCGCCTCTTGACGGTCCAGATTTCACTGGAACGGTGAGCAGCGCAGGCCCTGTGGTTATTAATGACGCCACGACTTCGGGTGGCGCAACGACAGGCTCCCTAGTAACGCTCGGCGGTGTCGGAGTAGGTGGTGCGATTTTCGCTACAGGTGTGATCAGCAGCAGCGCACAACTGGTTGCGCCCTCTCTTAGAAGTTCGGGAGAAGGCACCGCCAGTCCAGGCGGCATCACTGTCCGCGCCGCCGACGCAGGCGGAACCAACATCGTTGGTGCTAACACTGCTGTTCGGGCTGGCAACGGCACCGGCACGGGCGGTTCTGGCTCTCTGTTGTTTCAGACTGCCGCTCCTGGCTCAACCGGAGCGGCGGCAAACACTCTGAGTACGCGCTTCACGATTGCGCCGAACGGTAACGCTACTTTTGCAAATTCTTTGACGGTTGCGGGCCAGATCAACGTAGGGGGAAGCATCGTAGTTGGTGCGGGAGATGGCAGCGCTTCTCCCTCCGGTACCACGGTGCGAGCGCCGAACGCAATTGGTACCAATCTAGCGGGCGCGTCTCTCACTCTCGCTGGAGGCACTTCGACTGGGAATGCCAATGGCGGGGGTGTTGTTATTCAAACAGCACCCTTTGGCTCAGCCGGGGCTACGCAGAATGCGCTGAGAAACATCGCTCAGTTCACTTCCGGTGGAAACCTGATCTTGGGGGCAGGCGACTTGAGCGCCACCCCCGCCAGTCCGATTATTAGCGCGCCTCGATCTGGCGGCACAGACATAGCGGGCGCGTCTATCTCCATTCAGGCGGGTATTAGCACGGGCAATGCTACTGGCGGCTCGCTCACCTTCATCTCCTCCGGCGCGGGTGTGACTGGCAGCACGTCGAACCCTGCCCTGACGGTCGCTACGATTAATCCCTTTGGACAGCCAACATTCGGCAGCACAGCGCAGAACGCCTTAGTTCTTCAGCCGGGCAATTCCGGCTCACCGATTGTGCTGCGCCCCTCAACGGCCTCGATTGATACAAACGTAGGCATCGCCCTAGTTCCACGCGGCACGGGGGCGCTGACGGCGGCGATACCAGACAACACGGCGGCAGGAGGAAATGCTCGCGGAGCAAATGCCGTGGATTTGCAGACGAGCCGAAGTGGTCCGTCGCAAGTTGCCAGCGGCGTTGCAAGCGTGATTTCGGGCGGAAATGCAAATACCGCTTCCGCGCAAGCCGCTACTGTAGCTGGCGGCGGTGCAAACGCAGCTTCGGGCTATGGCGCGACGGTATCGGGCGGCGAAGGCAACGCAGCAGGCGGCACCTATTCATGGGTGCCGGGCGGACCTAACGGGACAACTCGCGGTCACTACGGGCGCGGGGCCTGGGCGTCTGGAAGCTTCAGCACCAATGGCGATGCCCAATCCGGCGAATTTGTCCTGCGCCGCCAAACAACCGACGCGACCGCCACCCGCCTGACAGCCGACAACGCGGTGCCGAGCGCGACGAACACGGTCAATCTTCCGGATAACGGCGTGTATGCGCTGCGCTTCCAGGTGGTTGCTCGGGACAGCGCTGGGGCGGGCAAAGCCATGTGGGACGGCATTGTGCTGGCTCGTCGGGACATAAGCCCAGGTGCCGTGAACATTTCCAGTAACGGCTTCGCAACTGCTGCGGCGCCTACCATTGCGGCTGGTGTCACCACGGGTTGGACTTTGGCAGTCACCGCTGACACGACCAATGGTGGTGTTGCTTTTACCGTGACGGGAGCGGCTGCGACGACAATCCGGTGGGTCGCCAGAATCAGCAGCGTGGAGCTAGTAAGCTAATGAATATGCAACGATGGATTCTTGAACGCGACGGTCTAGTTCGCGGATATCTCTTGACCAAAGACGAACCGACTGAAGCCGAAAAGCGCGCTCTGGTATTTGGTGAGTCAGATGACGGCGAGCGCGATCTTGCCGAAGAAGGTACTTGGCGGCGAGCGCCTGACGATCTTTTGGTAGGCGACGGGTGGCTGTTTGACGGGAAGACCTATTCTCCTCCTGTTTTGCCTGTGACTGTTCCAGAATCTGTATCTCGATTCCAGGCACGCGCGGCTCTCGCAATGGCGGGACTTCTTCCTGCCGTGGACGCAGCCATCGCTGAAAGCGGAAACGTGATCGCGCAAATCGCCTGGGCAGACGCCCAAACCTTTCAACGCAACAGCCCGACTGTTCTCGCAATGTCGCGCGCTCTTGGCCTTACGGAACAGCAGATCGACGCGCTGTTCATCTCCGCATCCACAATAGAAGCATGAATGTCCGATAAACTCCCCTGGATGGCTGCCGCGCGCAGCCAACTCGGCCAGACCGAAGTGGCTGGTCAAAAACATAACCCCCGTATCCTCGCCTACCACGCCGTGACCAAGCTCAAGGCAACCTCAGACGAGGTACCCTGGTGCGCTTCGTTCGTTGGCTGGTGCCTAGATCAGGCAAACCTTCCTCACACACTTTCGGCTGCTGCTATCAGCTACGCCGACTACGGAACGCCTCTAGCGGAACCCATCGAGGGTTGCATCGCGGTCTTTCGCCGCACCGGAGGAAACCATGTCGCCTTCTTCGTTCGCAAGGATGAGACAGGCCGCATCTGGGTTCTAGGCGGCAATCAGGGCAACGCAGTGACCATCGCGCCGTACAGGGCGTCTGATCTGATCGGGTATCGTTGGCCCCCTGCCCCGCTTCCTGTTACTGCGCCTACACCAGTAAAAGAGGCTCCAAAGCGCTCTTGGCTCTCCCGTCTGTTCGGTCGCTAACCGACTGAAATCCCAACAAAAGGGGAAAAACGAATTTGGCTCACCCGCGCGATCTATTTCGCGCGGGTTTTTCTTTGCCTAGAAATTGCGAAATAACGGCATATCTAGTGCCGAACAAAAAGCCAAGAACCAATATGTAGTGAGTAAAGACAAAGTACCAAACAATAAACCTCCGAAGATCGAGGCCCGCAGACCCCGCCGTAGCGTAGTTTGGAAGCGGAAGATCGGCGGCGTAGGGGAGCGCCGTCATGATGATCTCAGGACGGTCCTCGTAAGACGGAATGCTCATAGGTCGTACACCACGGGCTGGTAGTTTGTGGAGGTTTCCTCGATCATCGCTTCGATGATCCGCCAGTTACCCCCGCCCAGGCCTGCGCCGATGCGCGGCATGGCGATAGCTGGGAAACAGCCTCGTTCAGCTAGATCATTGATCTCGTAAAACACTTGGTACAAGGCTTCGTAGTCTACTTGCCTGCCGTCTCCAAAGTACTCCTGCGTGAATGCGTTGAGAATCATTACATCGCCGCACTGCACGCTTTGTACGTCTCCAAGAAGAGAAGCACGATCTTCTCTAGCAAGGCCGGCGCACAGCTTCGCGTACCGTTCATAAGCCTTCGGGAACTTCTCTTTGACGACCTTAGCCACGCCAGAGCCCATCACACCCTGACAATTGCAGCCATGGAGGATGATCTTTTCTTCGGCTTCGGTAACGTCGCCCTTCTTATAAATGATTTTCATTCAGTTGGCTTTCCCATTACGATGTGGACTTGTCTGTGTAATTTGTAGGATGTAACAACCATCCAGCCATCCTCGGCCCATCGGTTGATTGCTATTTCGTCTAGGCCTGTTGAGTAACCTTTCAGGACCAAGATTTTGTACTCCATCATATTGGTCAAATCTCCACGATGAGGTTAGGGTTGAAATCTGGATTTTCGAAATCGTCATAGAATCGATTGTAGTATCCACGGGGGTTGCACACGACGCGCGTATTCGCGACCATGTAATCATGGCTAGAATGTACGTGACCATGGACCCACAGCACCGGCTGATACTTGAACATCAGCCACTCCAGATCAGAGCAGAACGCCGGATTTAGTGGACTGCCTTGGTACTGATCTGAAATAGAACGCGGCGAGGGTGCGTGATGCGTCATGACTACGATTTTACTGGTTCGGAATTCAGCCATCATCTCTTCAAGGTACGTGACAGTCATGCGATGAAGATCGCGCGTTTCAAGCGGCGTCAGCGACTTGCCGGGAATACGCCCACCAATGTATTGAAAGCAGCCCATATTTCTTTGGGCATGCAGCATCGCCTCTCCAAGATTGTTGTTGAGGTTGAAGTCGGTCCAAAGGGTTGCTCCGATGAAGACAACCTCAGGCCGCGCCTCAACGCCGTGAAAAGCGAAAGTGCTTCTGTCCCCCAACACGCAGACTCCGTCATGAGTGCCCTGCTTGATACAGTCGATATTGTGCCCGTAGAATTCGTGATTCCCTGGAACCGCGACAACCGGACCCTTGTAGTTGAACTTACTTAGGCGCTTCGGCATCTCAGGGCCGGGAAAGATGTCTCCCGCGATCAGGTTAACGTCTGCATCTTGCGGGGGGTCGTACGTCCAGTGCGGATTGAACTCTAAGTGAAAGTCAGAAGCGATATGCAGCTTCATGGATGGTTGTCTCCAAACAGGACCGCAGCCCCGCGTCTTGTGTTCTCCCGTACGGTGACGGGCTCAAGATGATCGGGGTTGACGCACGCACGGCGGCGGCAGATATGATCGAGGACATACCCGTCAGGCACTTGCCCAACGCGCTCCTCGTAAAGGACTTTATGGGCGACACGGCACCGACCTTTGTGGCGGATTTTCGCGTACCCATTTCCGGTGTTCCAACCGGAGCAAACCCAGCACCCCGTCACGGGATCGCTGGTGATCCGCCCCGCTAGTCGGGCGTAGATTGTTTGTTGCATGAAAAAGGGGACCCGAAGGTCCCCTTTTTGTATGCATATTTCGGACAGGATTACCGAACCGGGCAAGCCCCAGTCGCGCACTCGTCACCGGCATCGACCGCGTCTTCTGTCTGTTCGGACAGCGCTTCCACGTCGATGGGCGCAAGCTGAGCAACGTAGGCTTCGTAGGCCTCCTTCGTGGTAGGCTCCTGAGGAAGGTAGGGATAGCCAAGATCAGCCGCCGTCTTGAGTGGGTCTGCGCGAAGCAGGAACGACACGCCGACGTAGCTTGACCAGTTCGCCAACAGCCAATCCACAATCGCGTCTACCTCGCCAGGATCGTACGACACCGTAATCGAGCAGTTCTGCTCAACGTAGTTGTTCATCACGACCTTGTAACGCTCAAGCTGAGACACGGCGCTTTCAAGATTGACTTCCAGGCCGTTCACGTTGTCGAATTCAACGTCTTCCCAGGCCACAGGAAGCCGCACAATCCAGTCGTACCCGTTCGGATGCTGGAAGATATGGTAGTTGGCTTCGCGCAGCACAGGCACCAGCGGATCGTGCTTACCGAACGCTACGTTGTTGAAGATGAACTTCGCCAGCGGCTTGTGAATGCCTTCGGTGGTGTCGTAGCACTTCGAACCCGTACCTTCCGGCTTCACGGTCGTCACGTTCTTCGGACGCGGCGTGCCAAGCTCGTCGGCCATGCTGTACGCGCCCATGATCGCCATGTTCTTGAGAATGCGGAACTCATAGGGACCAAGATCGGAGCGTCGGGCAAGGCCAGTAAGGCTCACGCCGCAGAGGCGCAGGAATTGGTTGTTCTCGTGCCAAGCGTCTTGCAGAATTCCGTCCTTGAGATTCACACAGGTCTGGCGGTAGTTAGCACGCGCAATCAGATAGATCGCGCGGTACATGCCAGCAGGGTCGTTCTTGAACTTGCCCAGATCGACGGTCACAAGGTTGCAGAAGCCCTTGTTGGCGAGAAGAATTTCCGCGCATGGGTTTAGGCCTGAGAACCAGGGAGCGCGATTCAGCGCCTCTTCGCCGTTGATCATGCCGGGTTCTGAACCGCCAGCGGCGAGCATCATGTCGAACATGTTGCGAAGCTCGCCGCGTTCCGGCTTCTTGTAGAAGACCAGCGAGTTGTTGGATTGGCCGCGCTGCATCTGCCCCTTCGACCAGTAATCCTTCTTGCAGACAGCGAATTCCTGCCATTCCGGAGCGCCGTATTCGAACAGGCTGATCTGCGCGGAGCGGCGGGTCGAGAGGATCGTCCCAAGCCAGTTCACAACATCGTGAATGTCCATCTTCCGAAGAAGCTGACCAGCACGTTGATTCATCAGTTCGCAGATCGCGCGATACGCCACGGCGATGGTTTCGTCGCCCTGGCTGATCCAGCCATAGCCACGCAGTCGAACACCCGCAGGGCGGATTTGCGAGAAGTCGAGGACCAGCTTCTCGGCGGCGTGCTTGCCAGCCAGGAGCTTACCAACGGACTTCGCCCAGGCTTCGGCAGAGTCGCCAACGCTGATGGTCCATGTCTTGGTTTCGCCGTCCCAGGTTTCAATGTTGTGTTCGCGACCGCGCTCGCCAGCTTCGAATTGCTCAAGCGTGCGGGTGGAGCGGATGATCTCGATTTCGTGGATGGGCTTGGTGAACCCGGAGAGAGTGCCCGTGATAGGCGAGAAGCCTACGCCGCAGCCCTGGAGCAGAAGCCAAAGGCAGTCTACAACGTCGTTTACAGTCTCAACATGCGTGAAGGAGCAATTGAACTGCGAAGCTTCGCGCTTCTTGGCAACGTCGGTACCACCAAGCCAGAGCGTACGCCCGGCAACGCCGACCTTACGGCCCAGCAGAAGCGTTCGGAGTTCCGTCAGTTCGGCTTCTTGGCCCTTGTTGAGAGGACGCCCGAGAGCGCGCCGCCACAGCCACTTCTGGTGTTCGATAACTCGGTCAATGGTTTGTTCCCAGGATTCGAATACCGTTCCGGCGTCGTTGAGGGGGCGATTATAGGTACGCCGCGTCAGAATTTGCGCGCGGAAGGAGGGTGAGTAATTAGTAGTCATATATCCTAGTTCATGAATGATTTAATTGGGGCCTAAGCCCGAAGTAGCAAAAACTGGTGCGCTAGCACCAGTCTTCGTCCTCTTCTTCTTCCTCTCTATCGAGAAAGCCCAGAGGTACCGTATCCCTGTAGGGAATTCGGAATATTGGATGCCCATCCGGATCGAGAACGCCAATGTTGACTGGAGAAAGATCGTGGTCTTCCTCAATCAACATTTCGGCGGTTCGCCCTAGTGGGAGAAAATAGTCGTCGTCGTTGGAGACGCGGCGGCTAATTCCATTGTTAACTTTGTTCTCATCGCTTGGGCGTAGTTTTGGAAAGTCGCGGGTAGCGCGAACGAACCGATCCCGGTGATGAGGTTTTCTCTTGCCCATGTACTCAATTCAGATTGCGGCACCTGTAGCGAGGAAACGTCATCTTCTGTCCCCTCACCAGCAACGGTAATCGCATTGATAATGATTTCTGCTTCCTCAGCCTTAGTCCTGGCCTGAGAGAGCGCAAAGGCGTCCGTTGCAACCCCATCGGTGGACACGTCAATGACGTGCCGGTCACAGGGTTCTGGAAGGTTGTTAAACTCTTCCACGGAGCGCATCACAGCTTCGCCTGTATAGGTCCAGCCTCTGCTTAGTCTGGGGATTGCCGCAACCACCTCTGCAAGGCGCTCAGCGTCCTGCTGAGAGGCTATACGGGTCCAGGGGGTGTGCCACTCCATCGTGTCGTCATAGGACGCCACACGGGCTTGTATGGAGCCCCTACCGGCACTGCCTACGATCCGACGCACTGTCTCGGGAGAGCCGAAAGCGCGGGCCGTACCTTGAACTTGGAGCCGAAACTCTTCGTCTGTCATCGAGGCGCTTCGATCCATCAGAATGATCAGAGCGGTGTCGCATGCTTTTGCGGGAGCCAACGAGACGAAACCGAAGAGAGTCGCCGCGAGCAGCGCCCTCACGGCACCGACTGCTTGAGTGTGAGCACTGTCTCCAAAATATGGAAATCAGTATCGTTAGGGTGGCGTCCGTGCAGGGGATGCCCTATGTAGTGATGCCACCGAAACGCTGCATTGAGCGAATTCTTCGCCGCGCCCGTATTTCGGTAAGTACGCGCGTTCTGGAGGTCTTTCTCCCAAACGTGCCCGAGGTACTTTTCCTGCCGGGCGTCGTAAACAACAAACATTCTTTTGTCTCCTTAATTGGACGAAAATGAGGAGCCGAAGCCCCTCATTTTAGTTGGTGAGCGCTTCCCAGGAATGAGGGAACAGCGGCTCAATCACTTCTCCGACCATCTTTGCGAGATTTTGGATTTCCTTCTGAGCGTGGGTATCGACACGCTGCTTATACATGCGCGCCCAGGCAGCCAGAGAGCCAGAGACATAGTAGCTGGTGTACATGGACTGCGGCAGAACCATGCGGGCCTGCTCGGGGCAGACGCCCTGATCCAGTAGGTGCTTGTAAAACCGAAGCGCCTCCTTGCAGTGGTCGCTGTAGTCCTCTCCAATCGAGTCGAAAGCCCACAGGCTCTCGTAACCCTCAATCGCCTCTTCCGTGCTGCCTTGCTTCTTGTTCTCAGCCTTGCCGCGCCATACGTCAGGCACGAAGAACTCTGGATCGCTGTCCACATACCGGCGCGACACTTCGTTGTACGAGAAGCCGACCATGTGTTTAACCTAATCTTTGAGTCAGATCGCTACTCTGACTCCAGCCTTTGCTGCTCTATATTTCTATAGAGAGGAGACTATATCTTCACCCTCATCTTGCTTGTTTGGGTGTCTGGCGCTTCGAGCGGGCTTCCGCTCTACTTCCTTTTGGAATAGTCGTTGAACCTTCTCCGCGAGTTCTGCGGAGCTTGGCTGCTGATTACCTTCGTCTTGCTCGTTCAGGCTTTCCAGCAATTCACCAGATTTTTGCTCTATGAATTCCTTCATAGTGCGGCTTAAATTGTATTCCCCACTCACGGGGCAGAATTCAATGAACCCTTGCTTAACCAAAGACATAGAGAGCCGTTCTAGCTGGGCATGGACCTGTCTATGGTGGGACATATCTCTGCACAGGTAAAGATTACTTGGTCTGTAATCCTCTCGTACACCATTTATGTGATGCACTTTCTCTTTTTCATCTAACACACGTCCCGCCGCTTCTGAAACGATTAAGCGGTGAACTGGCATATAACCAGAATGAGTGTTTGTCTTGCCCACCCACACCATCGGGTACCCATCGCTATGCGCGTGAATGTTTCCCACATGTTTCGGTGTTTTTCGTGTACCCTTCATCTTAGACTTGCGTCCTAAATTGGTACGCGAATTTGAGCACGGGTAACATAGGTGTGCCTGTTTGCGTTTTAGGTTCCAGTAACTAACTACTGCAATTTCGCCGCAGCCGTCACAGATTCTTTCGGCTTTTTCGCCGTATCGTTTTCCAATCATGCCTATATTTTAGCAGATTGAGATGAGCATTGAATACAACAGTTACCGCTGTCTTGCGACGAAGATGGGAACGGTTTCACGCAGCGTTACGAAGCAGTGACTGAACGGCGTCCAGTGACCGTGGGTTGCAAGGTACTTGATCAGCTTCTGATCGCCCTTAGGTAACGACCGAATGATTTCGACTTCCTGTCCGTTGTAAGAGATGATGTTGTCTTCCCACCCACTTTCCTTGTCGAACGACACGCGAGCCGCGTTGACGACAGTCATGTCGTCACCGACATGTTGAATGTATTCCACCTTCATTGAGGCGTATTGTCCTTAGTCTCTAGCCACTTGCGTAGGTCGTAGTAGCCGCCGATGTACTTAACTCCGTCAGACTGTATGACGTAAATCTGAGGGACGGTTTTGAAACCCTGCTGAGCGAAGAATACTCGATTACCGTCGTCGTTCAGCGACAATTCCGTGTAGAAATGTCCCAATCGCGTCAGAAGGCTCTTTGCTTCAACGCACCATTTGCAGGAGTTTGTAGTGTAGATGTCGAACCTAAGCATCGGGATACTTGCACTTCGCGCCAGAGAATACTGAGCCACACAGGCGGCAGTTAGACCTCGGATATGCGAGCCCAGCCTTCTGGAGGTAGTTGCGGCACATCATGCGCTCAAGCGCCGGAGGAAGCTGCGGGGCTGGCTGTGCCTCTATGGCTGGGCTGACATCAACAGTGTTCGAAGGTGGATTGATCACTGTAGGGATCATGTTCGGAATGAGCGGGCCGAAGTTGACTTGCTGCCGAATCGCGCCCAAAGGGGCCTCAGGCTTCGCGGGCTGATAGCTCTCCAGCAGCTTCTTGAGGTAGTACTGCGCCTTACCTAGGTCCTGAGCGCCACCCTTGTCGCGGTAACGCCATGTGTACTTGATGACATTCCCTTTCAGGAAGCCTTGGAATTCTTCAAGAGACATCGAGGCGCGAATGGCGTCGATGCACTCGATGTCGCCGCCCGTGTAGTGGGGCGGCTTGTTTACTAGATCAACTGACATTAGTTTCCTTATTTTGTCGCGCCAAATGGGCGGCGTACGATGCGATATCTCGTGCGTCGTCTTCCGACGAGAATACAACTTCATGATGTGGGAGCGCAGAAACAATACCCGCGATTTTCAAAGCAATCCGCTTTGAATCTTCTTCTGAGTGAAATCGCGCGCGAGTGTCGTATGGATGTGTCCGCATAACAAAGTAGTTTAGGGACGGATATTTGTCGTGGTAGTGGCGGCAGACTTCGGTGAAGCTCTCGGGGAGATTCTGTCCCCCCTCTTCCGCATACATCGGAGAGAGAAGAACTGGGCTGTCACAGACCACGATATCTACGTATCCTTCGCATCGCTCGATCTGCCACTGCTGTAAACCGGCGATGTACATCTGGCACTTCAAAGCCTTAGGAGCCTCGTCGTAGCAGACCATCTTTGCGATTTCGTTTGGGCATTCGACCGAAAGGTCGGAGTAGTGCATTTTCAGATATGCGGAGATAAGAAAAGCCAGGGAGGACTTACCCGCCCCTGGCGCTCCAAAGAGATTGATGACCAGCACGAAGTATTAGCCTCGGAAAATACGGATCACTCGGTCAGAGTCGTCTAGACGAATATTTATCCGATTGGGTTGAATATCCATTGTGATGGCTGTGCCGGTGCGAATAAGTCTAGCCTGTTCTTTGAGAAAGTTGGGGAGGCTGGTTAGAGCCTCCCCGACATATTCTTCAAATTCGTCTCGGTTGACGAAGCTCATTAGAAGCGACGGCGCCCCGTGCGAGGGTTCGCAGCGACTTCTTCCTCGGGCTCAGCTTCGGCCTCAGCCTCCGCTTCGTCACCGCCAGCAGCAGTCTCCAGACGCGCCAGAAGCTCGTCCTCGGATTCCCAGCCCACCACCTTGAACACAGGGGCGTACTTCTTACCAGCGATATCGCCGTCCTCGTCACGCGCGTCGAACGACACGTTCTGGAGTTCGATGATCGCAACGCAGCCAGGGTTCATAGCGAAGCCCTTACCGAAATCGCGGATCAGATTACCCACTGCGATGGTGCCGCCCTTGGACGAAGTCTTGAACTGAAACTGCGTCCCGTCCTCGATGTCTCGCATCTCAAAGCTGGCCTGTTCGCGCCAACCGTCGTTCTTCTTCTTGTAAGGACCATGGTCCGTCAGGGTGCCCTTCGCGGGCGGCTTGCCTTCAGTGACGCGGACCATGATTTCCTCCATCACTTCCTTGTTGTTCCAGCAGATGTGACCGCGCTTGATTTCGCGATGATTCAACGCTAGACGAGTACCCTTCTTGAGTTCCTCGTTATCCTTGCCATAGCTGTAGACGCCCGTGTTGCCGTCAAACTTGAGATACAGCGAGCTAGAACGCGCGCCCATCTCATCAGCAGCATCGAGCCAGACGTTTGCGCCCATAGTGGCGACGGCGTTCTGGCCTACATTGGCAGGAAGATTCGTAGTCATATTGTTTACTTAGTACCTTGTTTCTTATCACTTATTCGGCTTGATTATGTACCATTCGGTACGAATGCCGGTATGGGGGCTACGTGGCCCAATAACCGGCAAAGGGCAGCTAGTATAGCGCCTTTGCCGGTGTAATTGCAGTCTTGATTTTCCAGAGAATCTCAGATTGAAATTACTGGAATTCTGTAGTCTCGCCCTTGCGGGTCAGGTAGTCGCCAGACACGTTCTTGAGCGCCTTGCGACCGGCCTTGCGGTCGTAGCCCTCGACTGCGGAAGTCACGACCACACCCTCGCGGATATGGCCCTGGCCTAGCGTCGTCTTGCCGTCCGTGAGTTCCAGTAGCTTTTCCTTGCTGAACGGCCCGGTGTAGAGGACAGGCACCGCAGGCACTTTGGCAGCATCAAATAGCCAGTACTTTGTTTCAGTACTGAGGAAGCTTCCAGACTGCGGGTCGCCAACCCAAACATCGAACGCGCGGAACTTTGGGGAACTTTCCCCATAAGCAAGGTCCTGAACATTCGCCCCGTAGACCTCACCGAAGAGGTAGACAGGCAAGTTGGGTGAGATTTTCCAACTGTCCACAAGGGTTTCCCACACCCGACCGATGATCGTCGATTCGAGGTTCTGGTCATTCGTGAAGGACCGAAACGCATCGAGGTACACGTTCGTCGCGGGCACGCCATCGTTCTCCCATTTGAACACGTTCCCTCCAGCGCCGAGGCCCTTGGAGTAGACGAAGATATCGTAAGGAAGGTCTTCGTGGTTCAGGCCCGGGTAGTATGCGAAGCAGCACATCGTGCCGTGAAGCTTCTCGGTGATAACCACCTCCTCGCCTTCCGCGAACACGTTCGGGTGCTTCTTCCAGTTCTCCAAATCATACTTCACGGTCTTTCCGTAGATGTTGACGCAGTTGCCGTAGAACTTCTTCCGCTGCTCCTGAGTCATGCTTTCGGCGGGGTCGAACTTCTTGATGCCAAGGAATTCGGCTACGTCGGTGCCCTCGTCAACTTCGAAATGGTTTCCTCCGTCGTCGCTAACGGTGTGACAAATACTCCCGTGCTTTCCCGTATCGCAGTCAAATGTCGGAATGTAAATTGTTGGGTACAACAGCCCCTGAGACAGGCAGCCTTTGAGCTTCTTTGCCTTGACGCGGTTCTGCTTCGAACCACTAAGCATGCCGACGAGGTTCATCCGCTGGATCAGCCAATCCGGCAGAACCGAGGCTTCGGGAATGTAGACAGCCAGATCGCCGGTCTTGAACGAACCCTTGGCGACGATGCTGCGGAACGCGCCCACAACCGCCAGTTCGATCCGATCCGCCCCTTCGATGGGCTCAATGCCATCGACGCGGACCACGTTTACTTGAAAGTCAGCCATAGTTTGTTTCCTTAATTTGTTGAAATCAAAAGGGACCCTTTCGGGTCCCCTCTTTATTTACCTTCGTCTTTGTCCTGCCGTACTGGTGGGTCGAAATGGAGGTATGGGAACATTCTCGCGAGGCTGCGAGAATCAAGTTCTCGCTGATGCGTTCCCTCACCATCAATCCCACACGCGAGTACGCCGCCAATTCGGACGCTCTGGTTGCCGTCCTTGTGCTGAACGTAGTTTATGTAGTGGATCATGAATACGCTGTCAGGCTTGGAGCGGCGGTTGCGCCAAACCTGACCGACACGAAACGAAACTACTTTAAGCATCGGCCAGCTTCGCGAACATGAAGGGCTTCCACTCAGCAATACCAAGACGTTTGCGGAACTCCGCAGCCTTCGCGGACGAAGACGTGAGTTTCAGCGCGGCGCTGCGGACTACTTCAAGAGCGGGCTTACCGTCGAGAACGGAGAAGCAGCACGACCGAAGGAAGTTGTCCTCAGGGTGCGCGTCCTTAATCATTCGAGCCTGTTCAGCGCGGGTGTGATATTGGAACGACACCCTGTGCCACGTACGCGCAGCCGCTTCCGCGATCCTCGACACACCAGTGTTCACACGATCCGCCCAGTCCTGTAACGCCTCGGCTTCGTCCTTCGACAGCATCCCCAGCACGTCATCGATCTTGTTCTCCAACACGAGCCGAAGCACGTCCTTCTCAAACAGCAGGCCAGACTTCGCACGATGTGTCGCGACGTAGGCATCCGCCTTGAGCTTGACGAACTGCTGGCCCACCCGCACCACATAGCCTTCCATGTTCTCCAGGCCCTTGGTATGGGCGACGAAGGCATCGAGGTCGTGGGCGGATTGGTCGAAGGTGCGGACGAGAGGGACGGTACCGCCCATACGCGCGACGACGCGTTCCATTCCTGCGCGGGACGAATAGTAGCCGTCCTCGTTAAACCGAATAGCGATCAGCGTGAGCGCCTCCTCCTTGTACTTAACCACAATCTGGTTTGCAGGAGAGGTGAACTCAAACACGGGAGTGGACCCGCTGTAGAGAAGGTTCGTGCAGAGTTGCTGCAAATCCTCGCCGTAGGGGAGACGCTTACAAGCCTCCATGGCCTGCTTCGCCTGATCCGTGATTCCAGCCCGCGTCATGAAGACAAGCTCGTCGTTCACAAGCGCCGCGTGGATCATCGAGCCGTCCAGCTTTTCCATGATGACATGCTCGCTTGCGAAGTCGGGAACCTCGTCCGGCTTTTCATGGAGGTTGAAGAACTTGTGGAGCGGACGCGCGATCAGGTTGCCTTCCAGATCGAACTTGAGGCCACGGCATTCGCGCCGGATCGGGCAATCGAACGAATCCGACTGAGTGTAGTTGTAGTCGATGAACTGGTAGCCATCGCGTTTGCCCACAACAAACTCAGGGCGTCCCTCGATAGCGGGCAGTACATCATTGATGTGAGTGATAGTCGGGAACATGTTTGTCTCCTGAGTTTGGTTGATTTGATTGTCAAAAGACCTGCCTCGGTTAAGAGACAGGTCTTCGGGCCTAAGGGGAGACTTTCGTCAGCGTGTCTCAGGCCTGCTTAGTCTTTACCGTAAATGTCTTCTTCTGACTCTTCTTCTTCGTCGTCGTAGAAACCAGCGTCCTTGAGGGAATCATCGTACCATTCCCAATTGTCTACGCCGCCAGCCTCTAGAGCATCCAGCTTACGCTGAGCCAAGAGAAGCTCGTCGTACTTCGCCTTCGTGATTGTGATTGTTGGCTCAGCCACGGACTTTCGTCTCCCGGTAGATTTCCCAGGCGGCTCGAATAGCCACATCAGGTGAGTTCTTCGCGAAGAAGCGTCGAACACTCCCAGACACGTTGCCACCCCGGAAAACCTTCGCTGAGGTCTTGCTGTACTTCTGGTAATAGATCGGCTGGAACGCCACGTAGTTACGCGGCTGGTGCGGCGGAAAGTACGCCCCATTGTCCATGTTCTGGCGGATCGTGCCGCCAAAACGCTTGCGACGAAGCTTGGCGCTGTTGCGTCGAGACGCACGATACGTCTCAGCGCGGCGGGGAATCTTCACCGGCTTGGAGGGAGCTTCTACCTCGCCTGATGGAGGAAGAACGGCTGTAGTTTTGCCGTAGGAGTCCATTAGTAACGAACCCCCATCTCACCATCCACAGCCGCCTGTTCAATAGAACGGCGTAGCTCATACTTCGCCATGTACTTAGCCGCCGCATCGGGATTACCCCGCTTCAACGCCTTCGCAATGTACTCAGCCGCGCGCCGCCCCTTTACATTGAATTGAAGAGGGAGCGCGGCGATTGCTTCCTTAGTCTCGGTATTCATTTTGTTGCCTTATTTTGCGTCAGGTCCACGACAGTGACCTGAGGAAGACCATCCCCGTTCAAGATATCCTTGCGCGCGGACGTGAAAGATTGGTGGTGCCGCTCGATCAGGTTCTTGCCGTGCTTGTCCACGACCTCTAGCCGCCAGCCGCCATCCCGCAGCTTCTCATCGAGAGGCCGGTCAATCACGACGTACTGAACCCACGTGCCTTTCGGCGCGAGGTTCACTGATGCCATGCGATCCTTCTTGTGAAGGTGCGTGGCGTCGATGACCGTGGGCAGGCCGTACTTCATGCGGGCTTGGGCGGCTTCGTGAATGTAGGCGAAGACGCGGGCGTTGTCGGACTGGTCCCGGAAGTCGCCAAACATCTCTTGTCTGACGGCGTCAGAGGACAGAACATACTTCTCCAGGCTGCACTTCTTGAGCCAAGACGACTTCCCTGCCCCACTCGGGCCGACCATAAGTGTCAGAAGCACCTCGCCCGGCTTGGACTGGTACGCAGCGGGCTCAGACGTGTCGAAGTCGCCAGGAGCGCACTGCAACACCGTGATGCCGTTCCTGCGCCACATGTCCACGACGCGCTGGCGGTCGTCCACGACGAACCAGATGTCGTGCCCCTCGGCCTTCAACTTATCCAGCATTTCCTGCTTGATGATGTCGTCGGGACGATGGTCGTTGGCGGGGCGCATGCGAAGTTGTCCGGGATGTAGTGGGTAAACGACATGCTCATGGAGCCACGCTTCTGTCGTTGTCCGATACTCTTCACCTCGCCCGGTACAGAAAATCACGTTGAACTGGGGGGTCGTGCTTTCCAGAAAGTGCTGGCACAGTTCAACGACGTTCGTGATCGGCGTGTCGAGGTGAAGCTCACCGAAGAACTTGTCCCAGCGCTTCGGCGGGGACTTGATGTGGTGGAGACGATGCGTCAAATCCGCGAGCGTTCCATCGATGTCAAAGATAACGGTTTTCATTTCGTTTTGGTTCCTTAATCGGTTTCAAAAACGCCCACCCCGAAGGGTGAGCGTTCTTTCTCTATAAGGGACCCGAATTCAGGATCGCTTCGGCACCCGAACTGTCAGGCGTTCGCTCGGCTCTCCGGTCTTTTCATAGTCCGCGAGGTCGATGCCGGTGTCCTCAACAATGCGCTCAAGGTCGTATGACTTCCGCCCCTTCGCGACGGAGTACGAAGCCGAGTAACCATCGCTGGTCTTGCCGAATCGCTTACCGTGCTTGCGCAGGAATTCCTTGATCTTCTCGGACGTGGTTTTCTTGAGAAGCTCAAGCTCTCCAATCCGGAACGCAATGTCCTCGGACTGTGTGACCAGTGTGCGGAGTTCTTTCTCCTCGGCAGGCGTGAAGTCTGACTCACCCTCGCCTGTAGGCACGCTCGCCACCTGTGTCTGGTTGCACTGCTTCTGAAATGGGCAGTAGTCGCACTCTGAGCCAGCTTTCAGCTTGCCCTCAGGTGGTACGTCCAATGGGGCTTTCGCCGTATAGACGATGGCTGCGCGTTTCTTGCAAACCTCATACATGGCCGGATCGCGCTTGATGATGAAGACACGAATGTCGTCCATCCAAGAGGCGTTCACGTACAATAGAATCACGTACTCAGGGCGATGGTTCGTCTTCTCGTGAACGAGCCCGAACTGCTGCTGCACCTGTCCTGCGTGAACCGCTTTCGGTTCCGTCAGATTGATGCGAGGGTCGAACGACTTGATTTCCAGAAGGACGCAATCGGATTCGATGTCATCGATTCCGTATGCCTTGAGGGCGTCTTTTGGGAGGTTCTTCAACAGACCGTCTGGCGTGGCTGAGATATGACCATCGATCAGTGTGACCTGATCGTCGCCCATCCAGAGCGCTTCAACATCTGGAGAAAGCTGCGAACGGATGGCAGGCACAACGTAGTGCGCCTCGATCATACTCCCGCGTGACGTTGCCCCGTAGGATTGTGTGAAGCTGGCGTCGGGCTCATATCCGCGCTTTGTGAAGAACGTGCGCCGAAGACATTGAAACGCTTCGGAGGCACCGACAGTCTTGGAGCGGTCGTGTTCCCAGGTCTTCTTGGAGTCTTCGGAATGTTTGGTAAAGATTTCAGTGAAGTTTAAGCTCATACTAGCTGTAGTTCTTTCAGTCCTGATAGAAAGGACTCCTTAGCGGCTTCTTCTTTTAGAAAGTCCTGCTCGTCAATTGTTACCTTGCTTCCGGTCACTTGCGCGACCGTCTTGAAAAGTACTTTATCAATGGGAAGGGCAGCACACGCGATGAGATCAATCTCGTCGGCGGCGTACTGCGTCAGCGGGCTGGCGTGAATGTTCTTTGTGGCGTATCGCCCGCGCGCTGTGATGAATGAATACTGCTTAGCTTTGGCTGCCTGTGTTGATTTGGTTTGAATCCGAATAGGTCTTCCGGCGTGGATGGCGAGAACATCGAAGGACAACCCTTCGCCCGCCTCCATCGCCTGAAAACCAAGTCTTCTCAAAACATAGATCGTCAACGCAACGCCTTGAGAACCAACAAGCGAGTAATTCTGCGGTCCTAGTACAGTCAGTGCGGCGATCCTGTTAGTCTACAAATCTCTCGATACACACGAATAGTTCCGCGAACATCGTAGAGAGCATTGTGAGCCCCTTCGAATTCTTCTTCGAAGAAGTGCTTGATACACTCCTCCAGCCGAGGGAACTTGTAGGGGTCGTTGATGTAGGGATTTCTGTTTGGGAGTTTGAGGAGTTTCTTTGCTACGCGCATGGTGCAGCGAATCTCTTTACCCTCAAAGGGGTCTGCGCCTTTGACAAGGCCAAGTGCAGCGCCTCTGCGGTCGCGCTCGGGCGTGCCGAACAACATCGAGTAAGCCTTCTGGATCACCAGAACGTCGTACTCGGCGTTATGCGCGACCACTCGGTCGGCGGCTTCCAACATCTCGATGAAGGGAAGCAGCGCGGCGATCAGGCTGACGCCGTATGTTTCTGCCGTACCCTGGTTGATGCCGTGAATCTCAGCGGCATCCTTGGGGATTGTCCAGGCGACGGGGAACACCACCAAGTCGATGGCAGCCATCTCGTTCAGGTTGTCGTCTGTTAGAACGGCGCCTAGCTGAACGAGATTGGGCTGTCTCGGGTCTTCGGCTGGGGCCTTGTCTACCGCTTTGCCGGTCGTCTCGGTGTCGAAGAATAGAATGGGCAATTCAGCGCTTCCTACGAATCAGGAAATACCAAACTGCCCACCCTCCACACGCCACTAAGACTGAGATAGCGTTCACAGCATAGACCAACCCAACCAGCCCTAGGGCGGTTAGGTCGTTCATTCTGCTGGCTTAACCGTCGTGCTTGACTTGAAGAAGCCGCCCACGAAGCCCAGCATTGCGCCAAGCTGCCACATGGACAGATTCTCCATGCCGATGGTATCGAGGAACGCGCGAGACGTGCCGGGGAAGAATCCGCCGACGATGAAGCCCGCAAATGCGCCGAAGATGGGCATGATGATGGGCAGCAGAATAGCGACCACCAGAACGATGATAGCGGCAAGAGCCGCCTTTGTAGCAGTTTCCATGTTTGTTTCCTTAATAGTTAGTGGCAATCGGCCCAGTTACGGCCAATCTTGTATTCGCAGTCCAGAGGGCAGAGGAATTCGAAGTGTTCTTCAACTTCCTTGATTGCTTCTTTGACGATGCGAGCGATGGTAGCGATCTGCGGAAACTGGCAGTACCAATCCTGTAGATGCTTGTCCTTGTGCTTCTTGATACGCTTCTTTAGGTCTTCCGGGCTTTCGCCGTCTTCGGGGACCCAGGTATCATATGGCGTGTCGTTGACGTACTTAGCGTTGACGACTTCAGGAACGCGAACCGCAATTTGCGCCTCGTCGTGGAAGTAGCCTAGAATAGCGAATTGGCCGTGCCAGCCGTGTTCCCAGCCCTCTGCGATGAGCTTCTCTTCGATGAGACAAGTCCAGTGCTTGGCGACGAGCGCTCCCGCCGATTGGAGGCTGGTATTCAGCGCCTTGTGCGGCGACCGAACGTGGAGGCGTCCACCATCCAGGGCAGGAATCCAGCCCTTTCGGTCAACCTGACGTGTCAGGCTGCGGACGACTTGAGCGTACGCCGGAACCGCTGTCATGAAGTTCTTCTTGATCCGGCGTCCGGCGTCTGCGCCTTGGCCGATGATCGAGCCAAGTTTGAAGTCACCGGCTCCGTACTCTTATGTTACGGGTGTGCCGCTTCCACACACCCTCTGCCAGTTTCCTGACAGGACAGACTATCTCATGGACTCTGTAGACAGAGCCCCTATGCGCTTCGAACCCGCTTGGGTCCTACTCCCTTTCGGGATAGTCGTTACACCTTACGTATGCGTTCAGAAATTAGTTAGAAGTTGGTTTAGTATATGGGCTTGTTGCCGCTATAGCGTGGCACATTGTAATGAAGTCATCATTTGTCATGTTCGATTTGGCGTCATTTACTCGCCAACACACCCACTGAATATTGTCGATTGTGTAACCCTTTTCTGGGTCTACTCGATCAACAGAAGCGGCGGTCCAGCCAGAACCTATATAACCAAGATCAACACCACTTAAGGCGCATTTCCCGCCTTGCTTATCCCACAACTGTGTTAGTTGCGCGTTTGTCAGGTCAAACTCAAGACCTTTAGCCTTGGCGTTCTTTTTGCACATCTGAAGTTTGTTGCTGATGGTGCCGCCCTTAGTTCTTCGGTGAGTTCTTTGGTGCTGCGCCGCTTGCTCTTTTTCACAAGAGTATTTTTTGCCCACCCAACGCCGAGTTGAGTAGGATTTTGTTTCTACTATTTCTGTAATTTCACGTTCACTTTCACCTGAACGCACTCGTCTTGGCTCGGTATTGCCCTCACCCTGGGTGTTAGGGGTTCCACCGAATTCACATAGTTATTCGACGTGGATCGCTCCACGAAGGCTCTAAGTTAAAGCAGCGCGTACAGCGTGGTTTTGCTGTTGTCGCGCGTCGGTACGCCAAAGGCTTTCTGGTTCACGGTGTGAATGTCGTCGTGAATCACCGCTCGCCCGTAGGCACCATCGTCGTGCTCGGCCAGCACGTCCGCGAAGCATCGAATCTCGATGCCCGACAAGTCTGTGCCGAATTGCAGCCAGCCCTCAGGAACGTGCCACAGAGCGCGCATTTCGACGCCGTAGGGCGACCGAATGGCAGGGCACTGGGACATGTTAGGCTTGGCGTGCGTGACGCGGCGTGTGACCGCTCCCAGGCCGTTTACGGTGCCATGGACGCGACCATTCTCGACCAACTTGAGCCAGCCGTTTTTGCCCTCGGCCAATTGACCGATACGCTTCTGCACAAGGAAGTAGTCAGCGAGGTTCTTAGCCTGAGGGACCGCTTTGACGAATTTCTCGTAAAGCTCGTCCTCGGTTTCCTCGATGCCGTCCTCTTCCTCGTCTAGCTCGCCCACAAGATCGCGAAGAATGTCCTCAGACACTCGCGGCTTGCCGGTGGGCGTGAATTCCTGAGGCTTCCAACCGAACATGCGTTGCAGTCGGTCGGCGATCTGGTCACGTGAGCCTGGATTGAATTCTTCCAGAGTGACGGGACAGAACGGTGCGTCTTTGGTGCGCGACGCCTGTAGCGGATTCTTATAGTTGAGGGTTTTGGAGGGAGTCGTAGTGACTGCATCCTTCCACGCAGCGGGCTTACCGTTGGTGCCTGCTGCCCATTTGGTTGCCTTCCACTGCGGACGGAACTGCTTGAGCAGTTCGCCTTTGATCGTGTCCTTGCGGAGTAGAAGCTCTTCGTACAGCTTCTGAGCGCCAGCTTCGTTGAACGGAAATCCGTTGTGTTCGATCCGTGCCAGAAGGTCTGCGAAGCGGTGCTCCAGCCGAATAGCGTCTTCGCTGTAGCTGGTACGCGCTATCTCGTATTCCATGTGCAGGAACATCGCGCGACCGGAGACAACGTCCTGGCGACCGTAGACTTCCATCTGAGGCGTCCAGCGCTCCCAGGAGTCTATCTCACCGCCGAAGTCGATCTTGTGTTCGCCCAGGCGATAGCCCCAGGCCTTCAAACCATGCGAGCCGATCAGCTTGCCGGGCAGTTCGCCCTTTCGGAACAGCGTGTAATCCGTCTCCTTGATGTTGGAGAACAGAAGACGCGAGAGGATCAGAGTGTCGCGAATCTTCGCGTCGTGCGACCAGCCGGGGTATAGGTCTTCGATGACCGGAATGTCGTATCCGACAATGTTCTGCCCAACTGACAGATCGGCGGTCTTAAGTAATTCCAGCCCGTCTTCGATCCAGCCCACGAATGGTGCAAGATCAGGGAAGCCTCGATTCTCGGGGTCTGGTTCTAGTTTCTGTAATTCAAGGAGCCCAAAGAGTTCGTCTTTTATGCCCTTGTTTCGGAATACCCATTCTTCATTCGTATCAATGTCCCGAATGACCATAAGGTGCATCTTGGTTACTTGGCGACGAAGTCCATTGGTTTCGGTATCCCACACTAAACGTCGGTTCATTGTCCTCCTGTTGTTGGGTTAATGTCAAAAACGCCCGAAGGCGTTTAAGAATTACAGACGAAATCCGTAGGCCAAGCAGCCGCCCCGAACATCGAGGTCAATGTTGTGCTTACCCTTGACCGAAGTCTCGCCAAAGATATCGACCAGTTCCTCGCCGTCCTTGATGAGGTGGAAAGCCCAAAGCGGAATGAGGCGCAGATCAGCGTTCCACTTGGCAAAGCCGATCACCGCAAGCGTTTCTGCGGGCACAGCCCGAAGCTCGGCAATGGTGATCTGAGGAAGTGGTGCTCTGAGCGGCGCATCCCTGTTTTCCCAGGCCTCAGAAATTTCTTGCCGGGTGAATTCGTCGGTCCAGCCTTTGTAGGCAGCACCACTGGCAGCGCACGTTACAAGGCGAATCAGCCCCACGCGGAGGATTGATAGTGTGTACATGTTGTTTTCCCTAGTTTGTGTGTTGGTGTTACAGTTTGGTCTTGATGACGCTCAGTAATTCAGAAAGAACTCTGGCATCAATAAGGGCGGTGTACTGGTTGTGCTTGTACGCAACCGAAACAATGTCGTCGAACTCGCCTTTCTTGACGCGAGCGACCATCGCATTCTGTGCAGCTTCGCGCTGCTGCTCATAGTAAGCATCTTCAATTTCGTCTTGGATTCGACCCATTGTTAAAGTCCTTTCAAAAAGCAAGGACCCGAAGGTCCTCGCCTTTTAGTCCTTCCAGCCGGAATCAACCATGTCTACCACCTCCTTTCAAAAACGGAGCCCAAAGGACTCCGTTTCTGTAATCAGTTCAACGCCGGTTCATTCGACAGTGCGCGGATGATCGACAGGTTGGTGAAACCGACCGACACACCGTCCTTGAAGACGGGGCGAAGAATGTTGCGCCACTGGTTGCCTTCCAGCGGAACCGTCTCGTACACGCCGTCCTCACGAATGAGCGCCAGACGCCCGCGCTTCGAAGTCTTTCCAGTGTCGGTGGCGGGAGCCTTGTAGGCGTCCTGCCACACGCCATTGATGCAGACTGCGCTGCACTTCATGGCGAACTTCTGCGTGTCGCGGTTGATGCCCTGAAGGAGCGCGCCGCCCATACCGAATGCGATGTTATCCGCAGCAAACTTTTCGCCCTTCAACGTCCGGAGGATTGCCTCGATGGATTGTTGATTGACTCCGTCGCCTTGGATCACACGCACGTTGTTCAGGACGCGGTAACCCTTGCTGTTCGTTGTCGTGCCGAACTTCTCGGCCAGATGACGAACCGTCGCGGTGGACACCTTCACCGGGTCGCCAGAGTCGGGACGAATCACGACTGTAGCGCCGCTGTCGATGACCTGTTGACGCAACGTCTCGCCCCACATGTTGTCCACGGCGTTCCAGAGATCGTAAGAGTCCGAAACGACCGCGACGATGGAACCCGGCTTAGCGAATTGGGTCAGCATGTTGCGGTAGGCCTCGACCTCCCCTGCCCGGCCCCACGACGTGATCGTGGAGTGTTCGGCAGCAGGAATCGAATACGCAGCCATGTCCTCGCCATAGAAGCGGCGAGCAGCGATGACAGCCTCGACGGTGTCGCTGCCCATGAAGTTGACCAAATGGGCTAGACCACCGATTGCAGCGCTTTCAGCCGAAGAGACACCGCGCGCGCCGAAGTCGTGCAGCTTGAAATTGATCTGCCCGACAGGATCGTCGGAAGTCCCTTCCAGATACCACTTGATCTTCTGCTTGATGTGCCAGGACTGCGTGGCGACCGTAACCGGGTACCAGATGGCACGCAGAATCGCGGTTTCCATGTACGAGGTCAGCCAGAAGCACTTGGGGTCCGTGTTGACCACGGTAGCCAGAACATTGTGCGTCGGGACGACCTTGCCCTCAGGCACGGCGGAAATCAGAAGAGGCAGCGCCCCACCGTGATGATTGACGATGTATTCCCAGCCCTCGCGGTTGAACGGCACGCCATGCATTCCGAAGAACGCGGCAGCCTCTTCCACATCGGCCTGGGTCACGCGCTTCGAAAGATACTGCGTGATAAACATCTGCAAACCGAACATCAAGGTCCGGTCATAAGTGCCGCCACGGGATTCGATGTACGAGTAAACGTACTGAGTGCCGGGCGGGTATTGAACGAAGTGGCTGCTCTTATATGAGTCAGCCATCAGAATCAGGTTCTGATTGTACATATTAGGCGGAATTCCTCTGCCTTAGTGTGAGCCAGTCCGTCTATCGGTCTGGCGTAGGATTCCTGACCAAGAGTATCGAGTAGCACTCTGGACAGGAAATGTAGCGATTCACAGTTCCCATTATTTCAAGGGTCGTTGTGTCATCGAGCGTGTATTCGAGTATGCTTGCACAGTTGCGGCAAGTCAGGATTCGCGGCTTAGACCGCTCGTTTCCGATTACTCGGATCATCTTACAGCCTAGCTGTCAGGTTCAGAATGATGTCCATGTGGTCTTCGAACATCATACTTCGTTGAACATGAGACAGCGGCCACCACCGCGCTTTCGCTGCATCGTCGGAACCCTTGACCTTGGGCAGCGTCCAGGCTGCTGTCGGGCTTTGGCTCAGATGGATCAGGTAGGCGTGCGTGATCGTGCGTCCGCGCATGGAGCGGTTGGGATCATCGAAGACCTTCGTCGCTCGGATGCTGCCACGAAGGACAGGAACCGGAACGTCGATCTTCGTCTCTTCCTTAAGCTCGCGCAGTGCGCCGTCCTCGATAGTTTCCTGTGGGTTCAGGAAGCCGCCAGGAAGCGCCCACAGGCCCTTTCCAGGCTCGGCGCGCCGCTGCACCAGCAGGACGTGGTTGGACTGCACCACACACGCATCCACGGTCACGAAAGTCGGCGCGTAGGGTGCGGCTTCCCATGCCTTGCGGTATTTGGCGATGTGGTCGTACTCAGCCTTGAGTGCCCTGAATCCTTGAGTGGATACGAAGTTGAACATGAAGTAGCGAACCGGCTCAGGGAGTTCCTTGGACTGAAGAATCAGTGAATCGTCCTGAGTGAAGTAGCTTTCGCGGATCGGTGTTGAAGACAGCCCAGCCACGTTCTCCATCTCGATCTTTTCCCATTGCGGGAACATGTCGATGTAGAAGGACGAGGCGTCCTTCTTGTGTCCGATCAGGGCGATGCTTGAAGAGAACAGCGCAGCAGCCTCAACGGAGCTGGTCACGCTCTTGAACCATGCGGCGTTGTTGTAGACCGAATCCTCAATCGCGACGAAGCTGAGACGCTTGGCGTCGGCTTCGGAGACTGAGGCCGAAATCATGTTCTGGCGCTCGCTCGCGGTGAACGGATTCTTGATCGTGCGGGGCGCGTTGGCGGAACCAAGCACAACGATGACCGACTTCTTGGCGCGGGTCAGGGCGTGCTTGAGAATCTTGAGGTGTCCATTATGAAAGGGCTGGAACCGCCCAATGAATACGACGTAGTCAGGTCGTGACATAGCAAATCTCCTTTGCTTAGTTTGGTTGATCCACGTCTATCGTTGGATCAAAAAGGACGCCGAAGCGTCCTTAAGTGTTAGTCTAGAAAGATCATTTTACCTGTGCGCGAAAGGCGGTGATGGAGTGATGTTGACACCCACCCTTTGACGCGCTCTCCCTGCTCCTCATACGCGTGCTTGCACGCTACAAGGATCAAGTCGAGAGAGTGACACCCGCAAGGTCCCCCTGCGTAGAAGACGACCCAATCCTCTCCCAGCAACTTTTGGAGATAGTAAGCTTCGTCTGCGCTGTTGACGGCGAAGCCCTTGGTAGGTTTAGGTTTTTCCATGTTTTTCCTATCGATACTTCCCCAGCACTTCGTCCATTTCACGGATTAGCTGGCTTACATTCGCCTCTCTGGTCACTTTGTGATCCAGAGTGCCGTAGTGCTGTTCCAGGCAGTCCAGCAGAAGCGACTTAAGGGCAGCCTCATCGGGCGCGACCGGCAACGTTGTGGCGGCGTATTGGGCCTCCAGCGTCCGCTCCTTCTCCACGAAGTAGGCTTCCAGTTGCTCCAGCGTCCACTCCCCCCGGCGGATTGCCTTGAGTTGTTCGCGGTTGCGCTGAATATCCAGATCACCCTCGACGAGGATTTGCTCGCACTCGTTGAGAAGCCGCACCGTGTGGTAGGCGTACTTCACATCGTAGCCATGCTTCTGGATTACCTCGGCACGCTCTGGGTTCTGTGCCTGAACCTTGTTCCGAATCTTGGACATTTGCCCGTAGGCGTAGCCCTTGAACTTGTGCCACACACCACGATGCAGAAAGGTCTTCCGCTTTTCGCGAACCCTTTCCGCGACCGGAGTCATATGCAGAACGCAAGTACGCGGCACGAACAGGCTATTTAGCATGTTTGGATTGTTGTCCATGCATAGCTGAAAGTACTTTACGATGGAGAAGACCGTGATGTCATAGGTCTGGTCTTTACCGTCAGGGTTTTTGATGTGGTGTTCCTGCCACTGCCCGAAATTCTCTGGCTGTTTGCCAAATCCAGGGATCACTCCTGCGAGGTGCGGAAACACTATGTCCTTCGGCGGAATACAGAATCCGTAGATATCCATATCGGAAGTATCGCCCGACACGCCGTAAGCAGCGGAACCCATGATCGTAAGAAATTGAGTGTTGTTGGGAAGCCATTTCGGCGGATGAATTGCGTTCTTTTCTACGAGGCTCGTCAGTAGCACGTCTCGATACTCCTATGTTGTCAAAAGGAGCCCTAAGGCCCCTTCTCATTTTGCTTCGCTCGGTAAACTACTTTATTCCAGAACGATGCCTCGATCACATAGAGGACGACCCAAAGAGCAAAGCCGATGGGTCCTGTGAAAACGACGAGTGCAGCAATGAAGGTTGCTACTCCGACATCTGCTACCACAAGCTGCTTCGTTGACTTGATTACGTAGCCGATAAAGTCAGCCACTACGGTGATCGCAGGAATAACACCAAGCATCAGCCAAATCCAAATTGGCGCGATGTTTGAGAGGAATTCCATCACTGAATATTCACCACCAGCGGCTCGACGCGCGTGCGGATCGGAGACGTGGAGTACAGATAGTGACCGGACCACTGACGATACTCGCCCGCGTTGTTCCAGTAGTAGATGAACGTCGCGGAGCCGGTGTCGTAGGTGCCGGTGTCAGAAGGCGCACGCACGACCGCTTGACTGTCCGCAGACTGACCACCAGGACGCACATTGATACGGTCAGGCGGCGTCAGGCGAGAACCAGAAGTCGTGACCTTCCCCTTCACCGTCTCATAGAGGATGGGCGAGCCAGACTCGTTGAAGAGGATGATGTAACCCAGAAGGCCGGGGTCAGCGGTCAGTTGGAGACGGCGCTGAATGTTCTCGCGTTCGGCGTTTGCAGAGAACTGAATCGAGTTGGCAGCCCGCATGGACTGTTGAGCTTGGAGGTCGCGCTGCGAAGGCTCGCGGGGCTTCTCCTCAAAGCACGCGCCGAGAGGAAGGGCGAGAGCCAAAATCAGTAGAATACGCTTCATTGGTTTGTTCACTCGCATAGTTGGGGGTTGAGTTCCTCAGGGGCTTCGCGGCCCATGAAGATCGACCGATTGGTCATGGTGGCTCGGGCGTTGTAGGTCGTTGCCAGTTCACGGCACGACTGCTGCATCCCGACCAATTCGATACGAAGACGGCGCTTCTCGTCCGCATTCGTTTCGCTATTGTAGAACACCTTATGCCGCTGAATCTGCGACACGCGGGTCTGGTACGCTGCGTGGGCCTGATGGAACCACTCATAGTTGTTGATGATGTTGTCGGTTTGCATGGTGCGCTGAATAACGCGCCCAGGTGCAGTAGCCACGGACGAGAAAGTCCCGACCGCATTCAGGGCAACGGCAAGCGCGCCCAGGCCGATGAGTCCAGCCAGGACCCACGCGATGATCTTACCCAATAGTTTGCTCCTTAGTGAAATGGGTGATGATGTATGGAGGACGAGCCGGGTCTGCGAACATCGCCATAGGCAGAAGCCACGGAATGTTGTGCATAACAACCGAGTCCTCTGGAATCGTAGCTGGGTCCTGTGTATTGAACACTACGATTTCTTCGCTTTCCTGCGTGGCTACTTTGTCCATGGTTTGCGGATCGACATACAGCGAGAAGCAGTAAATCTCAGAATGTTCGTCATGAATCTCTGCAAACTTGAACCAATCGGCTGGGTTGAAGCACAGGCCCGCCTCTTCGTGAAATTCGCGAGACATGGCATCCTGCGGCGCTTCGTTGGCTTCAATCTTACCGCCAATGCCGTTCCACTTTCCCGCCATCCATTCGGGGCGGTCCTTGCGGATCAGGGCGACCCGCATGCCCGTGTCAAACACGAACCCTAGTACGTATTTCGTTGTCATTTCTGATCCTTAGTGTGCCAGGACCACCATTCTGGAGGCCTGCGGTGAGTCCATGAGGCGAAGTGTCGCTTCTCCCCCATGTAGTAATTTCGATAGGCCTTCACCGGATCGCCGGGGACCTTGTATTGCTCAGGCATCGCCTGAGGTGCGTCGGCCAACTTAGAGTCAAGCCCCTTCTTTAGATCATAGGGAGGCAATACTAGGTGATGACGAATTTTTTCTACACTGTGAATCCGTCCGAAACGGTGTGTGTGTATTCCTGGCTCAAATTCTTTAGGAGATAATAGCTCCATAAGTATGCGCCTGCATATTCGCGGACCCATACAGTGCAAGGATGATTTGGATAGGCCGCTTTGTAGAGCCCTACCCGGTCGGCGTACTCATCTCCATCAACTAGGCGATGCGCCGTACTGAGCATTTGCGCTGTCTCAAGAATCATCTTCACGACGTGCTTGTCGCAATGCATCTTGGCCGCAGCGCTTGGGTCTTCGTCTAGGATGAATATGTTCATGGTAAAGGGACCCAACGGATTTCTCCGAAGGTCCCCTAATATCAGTCGTGGTCGTACTCTTCGACCTCGATCCCCTCGCGGGTGACAGTCACCTGGGAATCCGTTCCGAAGATCGACCGCATGGTGTCGTCGTCGCTCTGGAGCAGAACCGCGATAGCGTAGAAATCGTCATACATTTCCTGTGTGACGAATGCGCCTCCTTCGGTCGTCTTTCCAATTTCGCGCTTAAGGCTCCAAGGACACAGGCCCTCCGGATAGCTGGTGTCAACCTCATCGCCTTCAAAGAAGATTTCGGGATCATGGACGCTGAATTCACATGGATCACCGTCGTTGAAATGAGGGGCATATTGCCTCCACATAATGGCGGTAGCGGCGGAATGCTTCGCGAAGAATCCAGCAAAGACACCCTTCATGGATTCCTGCATGTCCTTGGCGAACGCGGCGCGCGCGGCTTCAAGCTCAGCGCGTTTGGCGTTGATCCGATCAAGGAGAGACGGCGAAGGCGTCGGAAATTCAATCGACATAGGTTTTAGTTTCCTCAGTTTGTGTCAGTGGAATGTATCGAGTCTTGCGGGAGGGTCCTCCCATCCAGTTCTCGATAGGCGTGTTGGCGAGCCACTTCTCGACCGTTGGGATGAAGCCCAAATCCTCAAGAATGTGATCCTCAGCAACATCGCGAACGCTGAATTCGCGGCCATCGGAATTCTTCATCGTGTGCCCGAAAATCTGCTCGATGATAAAGCAGCCAAAGGCAGAATGAAATACTGCGCGATGGCGTACATCTGCGATAGTCGCTTTGCTGCAATCCATCATATCGTGAATTGCGAGATAGTCCTCAGGCTTTCCTCCGTACTTCTTGGCGGAAGACTTCGCGTGTAGCATAGGCTTCATTGAGTTAAAGTACTTTCTTAGTTTGGGTTGCAAAAAGGGAACCCTAAGGTCCCCTTTAAGTCTTACGCGCCGAACACGGCCCAGCGGACGGTCACCAGTCGGGTGTTGACGAACACGGGGTTGTCAGCATCCGGGTGCACGTCGAGGAGCGCGTCTTCAAGCATGTAGTCTTCGGGCTTATCGCCCTCCGCGTAGTCGCCGTCCTGATCGGTGTAGCGCACAGTTTCGGTGTGAAGGTTGCCCTTCGCATCGAGCCAGCGGGCCTCGGTTTCCCAGGTCTGGACCAAGAACATGTTCTCGTCCTTGAAGTCCTGAATAGCGTCCTCCAGATCGTCAGTGCCGGTTTCGTACTCGTTCCGGTCCATGTTGGGACCATTGTAGTACGCGACCCACACATCCTCCAAAGCGTCTCCCCAAGTCTCGCGCTCTTCCAGAACGAAACGGACAGGGATGCCCTCGATGTTGCGGATCACGTCAGTCTGACGGAACGCACGAGACGCCTGGGCCACCGGAGCAGCAGCCACAGGAGCAGGAGCCGATAGATCAGGAGCCGACATCACGGGCTTGGTGAACACGGACGCGGCGTTCTTCGCGTTCGGGACCTCAGCGACGACCTTGTAACCGGCGCAGCGCATCTTGGCGTTGTTGTAGTCGCGAGGAATCGCCACCACATCGGACGGATCGACCTCAACAATCACCACACGGTTAGAGCCGTTGCAGGAGCCGAAGTGGTCCAGATACGACGCGCTGCACACATGGAGGCCGTGCGAGCAAGTGCGATCCGGGTCCTCGTCCACCTGATTGCGCGGCACGCGAGGCGCATCGCCAGGAGCGTTGCGGATCGTACCGGAGTGAATGTCGAAGTAGTTGCCGCGAACCTTCTTGTACGCCAGGAAGTTGCCATTCGGAGTGATCGGAATGTGCGTGGCCTCAAGGAAGTCGTACAGACCTTCCACAGCGCGCCGCGAAGGGTTCTTCATCAGCTTGTTGAGGAAGTTGACCAGCGGCGAGATGTCGAAGCCGTCACCCAGCATCGCCAGCATGCGCGTAGTCAGCGTGGAGTGCAGTTCCTTACCGTCGTAGAAGACCTTGTCATCGCGGACTTCGACCTGACCATTCGACATGCGAACGATGGCGGCAGGAATGTCGAACATACCGGCAAGAGTCGCTTCGCTGGCGTTCGGGTTCTTGATGTAGTCAGCAATCGCCTTGAAGTTCGGGTGGGTCGTAGAAGCCACCAGAATCTTGCCATTGGCGAAGACCGTAATTGAATTCGGAGTGACAATCTTTGTGATAGCCATGTTGGTTTTCCCTAGTTAGGTGTAATGGGGGAAGTACTCGCCTCCCCAAGGCGTTTAGTTAGGCAGCGTCGGCCAGCTTCTTAAGGGCTGCGAGACCCGTAGCTGAAATGGTAGGCGCAGGCGCCGCCTTGGCCTTCTGACGCTGCTGTTGAAGCAAGTCATACGCTTCGATGTAGTCAGCAAGCGCTTGGGATTGCCAGACTTCTTCTGAGCGGTAGTAGCCCTGACTCAGCGCTGTGTATAGTGGATAGGCTTTTACCGTATCTTGAATGATCCGGGTGAGGGCCTTTACTTCCGGAGCGTTCGTCCCTCGATCAGTCGCGTTAGAAATCTCTTGGTAGTAAGTCTCCGGGTTCATGATGAAGACAAGCGCGTTGGCATCGCTCCTCGCCTGCTGGAACGCATCATCTCGTCTATTGGACAGCGCAGAAGGTCCACCCAAAGATTCCAGATGCTGGAATAGTTTGTGCATCGGGCTGTCTGTCTGCGAAGAAGCATACTTCCGCAGGGGTGTTCCTGGCTTTAGAAGAACCTTACAGAGGTTGCTGCTATTCGCCTCAGCGACAATCTGATAGCCTTTACGCTCTTCCTCCAGAACCTTGAGCGCGGTTTCTGCTTCCTTCGCAATCAGCGAGAAGAGGCAGGACCACTTACCGAAGGTCTTGACTCGCTTGTCGTAGACCGTGCTGATCATGTAGACCGGCCAAGTCTTGTTGAAGCTAGGCTTGCTCTGGTGCGCGACCAGGGCGTTCTTGACCATGTCGTACTTGATCCAGAGTTCCTCGCCCTTCGGGTTGGTGTAGCAGGCATCTCCATCGTGAGTAATGACGTAGTAAGCGTCATCCTTAAGTTCCACGATTTCTTCCGGCTTTACTTTGACCTTACCTCTGGCGCGGTCGCTCACAGTCGGATCGACGAACAGTGGATAAGCCTTGACTTGGTTCTGCGTCGTCGTACCCTTCTTTCGGGTACTCACCTTCACATTGGGAGGCGCGGCAGGAAGTTCCACGTCCTTGAGCCACCCACCGAAAGGTGCGCCGCCAAGGTCCGCAAGTACTTTATCCTTATGAGAGGCGTCCTTCAAAACGTACAGAAGTATGTAATTGACGGCTTTGCTGGTCTTGCGCGCCTCGTCTGTAAGTTGGTTCACCAGAACGCTCATACGTCTGCCTTCGTGTGTTGGGCGGTCGCCTTCCACTACAAAGTAGAAGAACACACCTGACTCGCCGTAATCCATTCGCTGGCTAGTACCGTCCCGCTGCGCTATGGTGTCCAGAACCAGGGTCGAGCCGCAATTCATACGATAGCGGTCCCACCCGTAAATGCGCGGACACTCGTCCGGCTTGAATGCGGCCACTACTGCGCTGTTGAGATGCACGCCTTGCGTAAGGTCGGTCTTGCCCTGCCACTTCACCGACATAATCGTCTGAGCGACAGCGCGAGGCATGTTGGTCTTGCCAACTGCCAGCCGCTTCACGCCTGCCTCCCAAAGGGTCGGCGCATCGCTGATATCCTTGCCGAGTACGGCTTGGAGTTCATCGATGACCGCGTTGAGTCGCGCGACGATGTTAGAACAGGTCGTGTCGTCGTAGCCCAACGCTTCACGCGAGGCGGCGACATCGAGGTCGCCAATGGCGAAGTCGATAACCAGCGGGCGCTGAATTAGTTCACGTTGTACAGAAGTCAGACCAGGGATTGATGCCGCGTTCAGCGGATACACCACGCAGCCCTGACGAGCGAACGCGGTTTGACCAAGGTCGTGATCCCGCTTGTAGAGGACCCAACCATTCCCCGAATATTCGGGAGTCGGCTTGATGACCGGCGTGGCTGCGTTCTTGACGTTCGGAATGGTAGGGAACCAGCGCAAGATTGACGGCGCGCGGCGGCGGAACGTCTCGACATCGCGAGCGTTCACAACCATCGAGAATTCGATGCCCTGCGGCTCGGTCGTCTTCTCGGTGCCCAAGAGCGCCAGAGACGGCATGCCATCGGTGTTGTAGAACGCCGAGTAGCTACGCTTCTCGCCGTCTTTCCACGCGGTGATGTTGTAGGTGTCCACCATTGAGAACGGCGACTTGCTGCCCAGACCGAAAGCGCCGACTTGGTTGTTGGCGTTGTCCTTGCTGGATTCGAAGACCGTTGACAGAAGGCGATCCAGTTGCTCGTGCGTCATTGAGACGCCGTAGTCGCGGACGCTGAACACCGGATTGAATTGGGTCGGAAGCGTCACGTCGAACGGGACGTTCTCCTTGCCCATCGCGATGTGGGCGTCGTAGGCGTTGGTAGAAAGCTCGCGGATCACGGCACCCGGCTTGTCAGAATACAAGCCGTCCAGCAGAATCTTGAATGCCTTGCCGTTGACCTTGATCGAAAAGTTGGTGACACCAGCAAGACCTTCAGTCTCGACCGTGCCTTGATTGTTACGAAGTTTCATTGATTGTCCTTAGTGGGGGTTGAAATCAAAAACCCGGCACGAGGCCGGATTTGTGTTTCTTCTCTATAAGGGACCCGAATTCAGGGTTTCATGACCGTATCGATGTTGGCTTGCTTCTCAACGACCTTGCGCGCGATTGTCGCGTCCAGGCTTCCTTCAAGCACAAGGTAGTAGGCGTTCACTGTTCGGTCCTGACTGATCCGGTGGACCCGGTCCTCGGCCTGCTCCAGATTGGCGGGCACGTAGTCGATCTCCACGAAGACCGTGATACAGCTTGCTGTGAGCGTCAGACCAACGCCTGCGGCTTTTAGCTGCCCGTTCATGACAACCACACTGGCATCGCCTTGGAAGGCTTCTACGGCCTCCTGGCGGGCTTTCTCGGTCACGCCACCTGTGATGGTGACAGCCTTCGCGCCGTAGTGATCCTTGATCGCCTGGGCGACGGCTCGGTGGTACGAGAAGACCACGACCTTCTCACCCTGCTCGATCAGGTTATCGACGAATGAAAGCGCCATCGGCAGCTTCTTGAGCGCGATGATTTGGCGGGTTGCCGCCAGATCGGTCATCTGCTCGACGCGATCTGGCCCCTTCTCTTTCGCTAGTCTTTCGACTTGCTCCTCGAAATCTTCGTTTTCGAAATCGACGCCAGACTTCGCCAGCGAGGCGTAGAGTTCGGCTTCCTTTTTCAGGAGGGCCTGAACGCCTAGCCCATCAGTCGGTAGCTCGATGACCTGTCGGAATTTGGGAGGAAGGTTGAGAATGCCCTTGTCGTGTCGGATCATGAAGGAGGCACGAAGCTTGTCGCCTAGCTCCTCCAGATTGGATGCGCCCGACACGTCTAGACCCCATGGGCTGCTCCAGGCGGCGCAGTAGCGCTTCACAAACCCGTAGTAGTCCTTGCCAAGGCCCTGTGGATCAGCGACCTGACAGAAGTTCCATAGGTCAACCGGCCTCGATGTCATTGGAGTGCCGGTGAGGAAGATCAGGCGCTTGTAGGGAATGTCTTTGATGGGTTTCCGCTTCGCCTTTGTGCCGAAGATGACCTTCGTGCGATTGGCTGCGGGGTTTTTCACGTAATGAGCCTCGTCCAGAACCATGAAGTCCCAGGAAGCACTCACTAGCTCCTTGTGATATTTCACAAGTAGATCGTAGTTAATGATCGTCACATCACCGAGTTCAAACGACTTGGAGGTAATAACCGATACCACCATATGGTCGTGAACCGAGAACTTGCGCCACTCTTTTGCCCAGTTCAGTTTAAGCGATGCTGGGCAAATAATGAGAACGCGCTTCGGAAGGAAGCAGTTTATTGTGGCGATAGTTGATAATGATTTACCAAGCCCAGGTGGATCAGCGATCAACGAGGCCCGGCGATTCAGTACAAAACGGACGTTATCTTTCTGGTGCTCCAGAAGATTAACGCCGTCTGGTACCGGAATCTCAAAGTCATCCGGAGTTATTTATAGTCCTTAGCGATTTCGGCGGGGTCTGTGCGTAATAACGAACTCTACGCGATCAATACCGCTGGAAATCATATCTAGTGATTGTGCCGCGCCTCTACTTAGATCGAGGACACGATTACCTGAGAATGGTCCGCGATCAGTGATGACCACATAGACAATTCTGTCGGTTCGAAGATTTCTGACACGGAGTATTGTGCCAAACGGGAGAGAGCGGTGAGCAGCGGTGAATCCCCACTGGTCAAATCGCTCTCCGTTCGCCATCAACTTTCCGTGATGGCGCGGTCCATACCAACTGGCTACGCCGCGCTCCGCAGCCAGTGTCGAGGGAGCCGTCAGTAATAGCAGGCATAGCGCGACGAGGATTCGCCGTGAGAATGCAGCCATGTTCTTGTTCTCCTTATTTTGGTGGGAAGGGTAGGATTCGAACCCACATACCCCTACAAGAGGATCGGTTTTACAGACCGATGCGATTCTCCAACTTCGCATCCTTCCCTAAAGTAATTTACGGGATTTTGATCACCGGAATTCCGGCCTTCAAGGCCTGGGTGATCATGTTTTCTGTACCATCGCCGCCACGAAACGCGACAACAAGGTCAGGCTTACCCTCAACCAGCATCTGCCGATTGCGGATCATTCCTGCCGATTTCTTGTATGTGTTCCAATCGGCGGGGTATTTATCCACAGGAATGCCCATGAAATTCGCCCAATGCACTGCCAGGGTGTCTGCGCCCTTCGCCATGCCTGAGATGATCGTGGAGATATTCTGCTTACTGTGGACGGCGTCGAGCGCCTGTTTCAGCAGCGGGGCGTTGTTGAAATCTCGCCCGCCACAGACGAGTACTTTGGTCATCTAACCTTTCTCATACCACGGTACAGTTGTTGTGGCTGGATAAGCTGCGATGTCGAATAATCCGACAGTGCCGGGAACCACGATATCGAAGACCTCTTGGTAATCGAACAACACGTTCGTTTTGCCGATAATTTTGGCGTGAGCAAGAAGCGCTGGCACGACTTTTTCTGCAACGATAAGCGGCTTTTCACCTACAAATCTTGTGTTTAGCGGCGTTTTGTCGCGCACAATTATATGCGCGTAGTTGCTGCGCGCGGCTGGCTTAGGAAGCCCAGCCATCGCCGTGGCGAACCTCACTTGACACCTCGGATAAACGCCGTGCGTATATTGTTCTACCTTAACGAGTATTTCAGGCTCCGACATGTCGTCCTTAAAATATTCACGAGCATGGCGAACAAAGATATTCGCAATTTCGGTAAGCTCTTCTTCCTTAGTCATGTTATCTCCCTAATGTAAAAAACCTACCGCAAGGGTAGGTTCTTCATAATCTCGGCTCGTTGTTGTTCGGTGTAGTGTCGCCACTCGCTGATTTCTTCAAGTGTTCTTTTACAAGAGAGGCAATGATTCTCGCCGATTA